CTCGTGCAACGCCCAGTATAACTGCGTACTTCTCCCAGTCTGACCGCGCTGCTGATGGATTACTCCTGAGGTCTGCTGCCAGCTTCTTTAGGAGAACTCTGGCCTGAGCCGCTTCATACGGCTGCACCGGCCAACCGATGGTGCGTTCTCCGACTGATCTCCCGAAGGTGTCGATCAATGCTTTAGCCATGACCTCGGCACCAAATCCATGTTCTGTCAGGCCCGCCAGCCATTGGGCGGTGTCGGGGTCAGGACCCTTTGAGTCTGTCTTAAGCGCGTCCGCCAGTTCTGCCTTCATTTCAGATGATTCCGAGTAGCTGAACAGTGACTGCAGTGATCGGATACCTCTTGTTTCGAGGGGTGTGTCTATGCGGACTAGTTCCCAGATTCTCTGTTGTAGAGGATTTCCGCTCAGAGAGTCCATTGCTGAAACCATGCCCAGGACTTGTAGAATTGGAATTGTAGGCGCAGTCTCGGGGAAGACGCGGTTGCCCAGGATCCTGGTGCCCAGTGCGTACCCGGTACCCGCCTTCCAATCGAGAAATGTCATCAGGAATACGGGGGGGGAGTCAAGCTTGCATGGGAAGCCGGCCCCAAGGGAAGCTTGAGAGTAGGCCAGCTCATCGAAACCGCTTGGGACCACCAGGAGAGTATCGTCTCCCCAGATGAACACGCTCCACTCGCCTCTCTGTCTCATCCTCTCCACGTCCGCCACGGGCTTCCCCAGTGCGGCAGCCATAGCTGTTAGTACCCTGGCGAAGTTAAGGAGGCATCCGTCTATGGATGTGGTTATCAGCCCGGACGTAGTAGTTCCGCCGTTTGGGCGTTCGTACATAAAACCGTCGTCCGTGGCTATGCCCCATCCTGGTCCTAGAATGGACATGGTCTGGGCGTCCCGCCACGCCGCTGCCTTTTCCTGTCCCCATATTGCTGAGTAGAGTTCCTCTAGACTATCGTGGTGGCAAGGCCTTACGTTTCTGTCGAACGAGCTAATGTCGTCCTGCAGTATGCGTGAGTGGATATCGAACTCTCTGGCCTTCGTCATCGCTCTTCCCAGTCTGATGGCGAACCAGTCCCGGATTCGGATCCCGGCTCTCTTCTCATCCTGTGGGATTGAGTGATTGAAGATGCCGCTGGTCATTAGCACGTTCTTAACTCCAGTGGCTACGCCCACCAGATGTTCATTGACCCACCGGGATACCCCGAAAACGTGACGATGTGCTGGGGCGTATCCCGTAAGATATCCTTCCCTGGTAATGGATCCAGGGCCCAGAGTGTAGACAGGTAGCTTCTTGTTCGCCGCGCCCGTGCGGGTAAATATAATAGCGTGGGGTGCTGGGTCCACGCCCAGTGTGGCCGCCGTCTCACCATACAGTTGCTTGGCTGTGGTCCATGAGCCTGAGGAGCCAATGGTTATCAACCTGTGTAGGAGTGAGTCGACTAGTCCCTTCTGGTAGGTTGGCGCGCCCGGATTTCTATCGAGGGGAAGTCGTGCCATCTCTGGC